ACTACTGCCATTGATTATTTCGGTGCGTTTTTGGGTGTTATGACGATCTTGTATGTCGGTTCACGCCTCAAAAATTATTTCTGGGGCAAACATGAAAGTGTCTAAAAATGGAATTCGCTCAGTATTCCCAAATTCAGCAGTTTTGGCTTGCTGGTGGTTTATTGCTCTCTCTTTGGGTAGTGTTTCGGTAAACGCTGCAACTCGTCCAGGATTCAATAACGTACCGATAAAACCCTCCGGCTCTAGCGCCCAGATTGGTTATCCTGGCGCGTCTCCTGCTGCGTTCCCTGGTGTTGGTAACATAAACCCGACCAGCGGCTCTGGTTGGACTACCGCAGGTAATTATGGCGTTCCCCCTGCCGCTACTGGTGCGACTATGAATATGGGTATAAATGGCGGGGTATTTTTCTCCGGTGTTACGTACCCTTTCCAGGCCGGTTATGCGGTTCCTACCTCTGCGCTATGGAATGCCGCTCAGGGTGTTGTTAGTGCTGCTGCTGCCCTTTCTGGTGGCCTTCCTGCTGTTGCTGCTGCTACGTTTTTTGCAACGGCTCCATTCATGCTTGATTGGCTTACTAAAGCTGGCGGTCGCGTTGCTGCTGATGGTTCTGGGCTTGAGCGAAGAGATATTGATTTATGTACTACTGCCCCCTGTTATGAGTACATGACTCAATACAGTTCGACGTATTACAAGCCTAAAAGTGCAGCGTGCAAGTTTGTAGCTACTAAATACCCTAATGGCGTGGTTACTGGCATGGTCGGGAACGCTTGTCAAGGTACGTACACGAATCAATACGGAAGTACGGTTTCGTTTAACGAAGCGCTTACGGCTCGTTCCATTTCCCCCTCGCCTCTTGTGTATCTGCCGTCCTCAATGGATGACATCTCTCCATATATGGTTCGTAGTGATGTGAATCCAGATGGTCGTGTGGTGTCCGAGCTTTTGGACAAATCTGGCGATATAACCATGCCGACGCCGACTGTTACCGGGCCTTCAAGTATTCAAGGTCCAGAAAAGACCACGACTAACTCGGATGGCACGAGGACTGTTGAACGTACTACGTATAACTTCAGTACCTCCGGCAATACGATTACCAATACCTCTAATGTGACCACGACAACTAACTACAACACCGACAATTCGGTGCGTTCGTCGTCTATGACAACTGTCACGCCGACGCCAGAAACTAAGCCTCAATCGGAGTGTGAAAAAAACCCGGATGCTGCCGGATGCCAGAAAACGGACATCCCTACCGACAAGGTTCCTACCAAGACGGAAACCATAACGTGGGCCGAGGAAAATCTGGGCTTTGGTGGCGGTTCGTGCCCTGCCCCGGTCGCTTTCAACACCTCCAAGGTGAACGGCTCCGTGTCGTTTCAGTTTGCCTGTGACTTCATCACTACTTACGTGCGCCCTCTCATGATCATGATGGCATTTCTCGGCGCGTTTTTCATCGTTGCACCCATCAAGGAGGCATAAATGGGTCTCGGTACTTGGCTTGCCGCTATGATGGCTCCTTTGGTCGCTCGGGTCTTGATGGCTTTGGGCTTTTCGGTTGTTTCAATCGTCGGCGTTACTGCCGTTCTGTCACAACTTAAAGGCATGTTCATTGCCCAGGCATCGGCTCTCCCCGCTGCTGGCCTGCAACTCGCGCTCCTTGGCGGCTTCGGCACGGCGGCTGGCATCATCTTTGGGGCGGTTACTACACGAATGGCACTCTGGCAAATCCAGAACGCTACAAAAGTTCTCGGAGTGTCCAAGTAATGTTGACGCTGATTACCGGCACACCTGGCGCGGGAAAGTCGCTCTATGCAGTCTGGAACTTTGCAAAGCCAGTGCCCGGCTCGACCATTGAGGACAAGCAGCAAAGCGTGGAAAGAACGCTTTACTCGAATGTCAAAGACCTGCTGGTTGAACATATCAAGATTGGGCCTGAAGAACTCAATACGTGGCATCAATGGGCGAAACCTGGCGATGTAATCCTGTTTGACGAGGTTCAGGAAGTGTGGCGTCCACGATCTTTCGGAACCAAAGTACCGGAGCCAATCGCGGGCCTTGAAACCCACCGTCACATGGGTGTCGATTTCATCCTGATCACGCAGCACCCTATGCTGCTTGACCCGAACATCAGGCGTCTTGTCAATCAGCATCTGCACCTGCGGCGCATCACCAAAACGACCGCCATGGTCTACGAGTGGGACCACTGCGAAAACCCCGGCAACACAAAAACGGCGGTTGGCTCTAAGGTCTGGTTTCACCCTAAAAAAGCCTATGAGCTATACAAGTCTGCCCAGCTTCACACCAAACCTACGGCGCGTATGCCCATGATTGCATGGTTAGGCGTCCTGGCGCTGGCTGGCTTTGCATACGCTGGCCCGGTGGCTTACGACAGATTCAAAACGTCCCTAGGTCATCACGAGAAAAAAATTGAAACTGCGCAAGCTCCCAACGTTAAAACCATCACCCTTGAAAATGGTCAATCTGCTACCGTCGAGACGGTACAGCTACCGATACCCGCACCGCTCCCGGTTGAGCCAGCTTCTGCACCTGTTGCGCACCCTGCTATCGCGGGCTGCATCAAGGTAGGCCAGCGATGCGGATGTATGGACACCAGTGGCCGGACCGTTGAGGCTGTACCTGGCTATTGCCCGGACCTCGTTGGCAGTGAACGAAAGACTGTCACCTTTCCAGACTCACCCACGGTAAAAGCGCCAAGCGAAGAAGAGCTGGACGCTGTGCGATTTGCCTTTCTGAAAAGCAACGGGGGTCCCCCTTAAGGACCGAATAGGTCCGGGAAGTTTGGGGGTCGGGGTATGGGGTGAAAAACCCCATGGTGACTGCCTCTCCTGCTATGCTCCGCTCGGGGCGCGGGGTTTGTAAATTAACCAGTTGATACATCGTATAAAGCAGTCACATGCGGCGGCTTTACTTGTACCTATCACCGCGCCAGTCACTAGCAAAGCTTTTCCCAAGGCTGCGGCGAGCTTTTCTCCCTTCGGCGTTCCCTCGTAAGCTGCTGCCGTTGCTCGGGCATTCCATGCTACCGGGTCAAGCCCTGCAATGCTTGCCATAAGTGCCACATCACCAGCCGGGCAAGCCTTGCGTCCATGCTTCCACGCGCTTAGGTTTTGCCTCGGAACTTCCAGCATTTGGGCCAGTTTTTAATCACTTCCTGCGGCTCTGCTGGCCTGCTCAATTAGTTGATCAAGAAACTCGGGTTTTGACATAGCGTAATCCTTTCGATTACTATGCGGATACGTAATCCAATTTATTACGTCCCCAAAAGGGTAACACCACTTTATCAGGAACCAGTCAAATGATCAAAATCGCAATCACCTCCCCTGAAGTTCGTGAAATGAAGGGCATTGGCAAAACCTCTGGCAAACCGTATCACCTGCGTTTCCAGACTGCCCACGCTTTCACCGTCAATAAGGACGGTGTCCTGGCTGAATTTCCGGACAAATTTGAAGTGATCCTGGAAGAAGGCCAAACGCCATATGCCCGGGGTCATTACCAGCTTGCCCCCTCCGCTTTGTACGTGTCCCGCGATGGACGCCTTGAAGTAGCTCCCCGACTGGTTCCGCTTCAAAAAGCGTAAGTGGGCACCATGTCTCAAGGTCTGAATGTTGACCAAGTGCAGCAAGTACAGCACATTGCATGTCTGGCGGTTCTCGCCATGTGCGCTCGTTCTGTCGCTGCCACCGAGTTCGAAACCTCGCCCGAAGTGGGTCAGGTTCGGATTACCGTTTGTCGTCCTGATGGCGCTGAGGTCGCAGGGGTTGACGTTGAATTTGTCAACGCCAATGGCTTCCCATTGGGCGGCATGAGCGTATGAACGCGCAAGCGACACACCACGCAGGGAGCGGCGCAGCCGCCCCGGCTTGGGGGGGCGCTGGCGCGGGGCTTGTCCCATCTAAAACAACGGTAAACCCGTTAGTTTCTTTTGCTCCGTCGGTTGTTGCGGAACGCCGAGTGAAACGGCTCAAAAAATCGGTTTGGGCCTCCGGCCACCTGCACGGCATCGCAGATAACGGTTTTCGGCCTCCGGTCGTGTGGTTCGTCACTCTGACATATCGCGGTGTTGATGACTGGAAAGCCGAGCACATTAAAAACGCTGTGAACGCGTTTCGGCGCTGGTGCAAAGACCGGGGTTATGCCTGTCGTTATACATGGGTTGCAGAGTTGCAAAGTCGCGGCGCTGTTCATTACCACCTCTTGGCATGGCTTCCACAAGGCGTTCGTATGCCGATGTGGGACCGTCGCACCGTCACTATCAAGGGTGGCCGCATGGCGTGCTGGTGGCCCCATGGCATGACCAACCGTCAACCCGCTAAAGCTGGCGTCGGCTACCTCATGAAATACCTCTCCAAGCTCGGAGAGCTAACCCGTTTCCCGAAAGGACTCCGGCTTTATGGCATCGGTGGACTCAATCAACAGGGCCGACAGCTTCGCTCATGGCTCAACCTCCCCGAGTGGGTCAAGCTTTCACACGGTGTCGGAGAAATCACCCGCGCCGCGTGTGGTTATGTGGTGCGAGCTACGGGCGAAATTCTGGAACCCGCTTTCCGGCTGCTCCGAGTGCCACATGGCGCAATCTTGCAGCCCTTACGGGAATTACCTGAACGCTTCCATGATGGGGCGTACTCCACTGTGAACTTTGCATGAATCTG